CACAGTATTGTAAGCGTCTGCAAAGCATGGTTGTGGACAAGCTAGACCAAGAGTTTAAGATGTTTATGCGCTGGAGAGGCATTAACATTGACAGCAGTTTGTTCAATTTGAAGTTTGAAGAGCCACAAAACTTTGCTAGTTATCGCCAAGCAGACGTGGATTCTGCACGTATTGCTACATTCACACAGCTAGAACAGTATCCATACTTTAGTAAACGTTTCCTAATGAAACGCTACTTGGGCATGAGTGAAATGGAACTGAGCGAAAACGAAATGATGTGGAGCGAGGAACAGGGCGATGTTGAAACAGCACCTGTTGAAAGCCCAAGTCTACGTAGCATGGGTGTAAGCCCAGGTGGTATCCAGTCTGATTTGGAGAATGCCGGCGGAGAAGAACCCGGCGACGGTATGGCAGCAGATGGTGGGGCAGCACCTGTGGGTGTAGGCGCACCCGGCGAACCAGCAGCAGGCGGTGGCGCAGCACCAACCTAATTAGCCAATTTGGGTAAATAACAATATGCATTTATTTGAATTAGGATTAGTACCAGCAGACTACGAAGGTCGTCAAGACGAAAAAGACGACAATAGTGTCATGAAGTTAAGCGACATGCGTAAGTCTAGTCGCCTAACTTTGGCGCATCTAAACCGCCTACGTATAGCACATGATGTACGTAAATTCGAACACGAAAAGAAACTTAAGTCTGTATCTAAACAGTACAAAGCCGCAGCCGAACCAGGCGCTGCGGCTGCGATGGGTGCGATGGGTGTTTGACCTATAGTTATCGTGTCAAAAACCTTCAAAAAACCCCCGTATTACCACGAAAAACTACGTAGTTAAGTAAATAACTACACAAAGCCACTTGACAAAGGAGTTCTTATGAACAAGTATGAAAAGTTAATTGAGTATATCATTAACGACAACGAACAAAAAGCTCGTGAATTATTTCACGAGATTGTAGTAGAAAAATCTCGCGACATCTATGAATCATTGATGGACGAAGAGCAAATGGATGAAAATTTCGGCACTGGCGATCAGCAAGCTGACATGATCAACCAAGTATCTGACCAAACCGACGAAACTGGTCTAGGCGAAGACGACGAAGAAGGCGAAGAGTTTTCTTTAGGTGACGAGCCAGGCGAGGGCGACGACGAAATGGGCGGCGACTTAGGTGGTGATGACATGGGTGACAAAATGGGCGGCAACGAAGAAGGTGAACACCAAGATATCAAAGCTGACCTAGAAGACATCAAAGACAAAATCGACCAATTGCTAGCTGACGTAGGCGGTAGCGACATGGACGGTGAAGAACACGGCGATTTCGGCGGCGACGACGAAATGGACGGCGAAGAGTCTGGCGAAATGGTCGGTGAAGAAGAAGACGAAGGCATGATGGAAGCAGCAGGATCGGGTTCTGGTAGCGGTTCAGGTTCTGGCAAAAGCGGTTCCGGCGTTATGGAAGGTGAACAACCTGAATGGTTAAAGAAAAAGGGTTCTGGTAAATCAGGATCTGGTTCTGGTTCTGGTTCAGGTTCCGGCAAAAGCGGTTCTGGTATGAAAGAAAGCAAAAGCGTTGCTCAATTGATGCGTGAATATGTTGACACAATCGGTCAAGTTTACGATCAAGAGCCAGCT